CTGGTGATCTGGTCTTCACCGATGCCCGCCCCGGCAGCTTCATCGAGCTGCTGCGTAACCGCCTCGCACTGAGCAGCCTCGGCGTGACGATGCTCACCGGCCTCAATGGCCCGGTGGCCATCCCCCGTCAGACCGGCGCTGCTACCGCGTACTGGGTGGCTGAGAAGGGTGCTCCGTCTGAGAGCAACCCGACTGTCGACCAGGTGAACCTGACGCCCAAGACCCTGGGCGCCTACACCGAGTTCAGCCGCCGCCTGATCCTCCAGTCGAGCATCGACGTGGAGAACATGGTGCGCAACGAACTGGCGACCGTGATCGCGCTGGAGATTGACCGGGCTGCGCTGTACGGCCTGGGCAATACCAACCAGCCGCTGGGCCTGAAGAACATCACCGGCATCAACACCGAGGACTTCAACGCTGCTGCTCCCACCTATGCGGAGCTGGTGAGCATGGAGACCAAGGTGGCCGCTGATAACGCCGATATCGGCGCCATGGCCTACGTCACCAATGCCACCATCTACGGCGGCCTCAAGACCACCGAGAAGGCATCCGGCACCGCCCAGTTCGTGCTCGAGCCGGGTGGCACCGTGAACGGCTATAACGCCGTGAGGTCCAACCAGGTGGCAACCGGTGATGTGTTCTTCGGTGTCTGGTCCCAGATGCTGATGGGCATGTGGGGTGCGCTGGATCTGCAGGTCAACCCCTACGCCCTGGATACCAGCGGCGGTGTGCGGGTGACTGCCCTGCAGGACGTTGATGTGGCGGTGCGGCACCCCGAAGCCTTCACCCGCGGCAACAACACCCTCTGATCTGAACGGCGATGAAGATCCGCATCCTGCGCCAAACCTCGATCTATGGCCAGCCCGCACGGGTGGGTGATGTGATGGAGGCCTCTGAGTCTGATGCCCGCTACCTAGTGGGCATCGGCAAGGCGGAGGAGGTGAAGGATGCGGGTCTTTGCCCAGTGGTGCTGGGTGAGCCGGCACCGGTTGAGGCGCCTAAGCCTCGCTCCCGCAAACCTCGCTCAAGCTGACCATGGCGATCTTCCAGCAAACCCTCGAGAAGCTGCAGCACTTTCCGCTGCATCCTGTCGCCGAGGAAACGACCACCTTCACTGGTGCTACGACCAACATTGCCGACCTGAAGGATTTTGACGGCGAGATCCAGATCATTCTGGATTCTGGTGCTGCTGCTGCTAGCGGCACCATGACCGGCAAGATCCAGCACAGCGACACCACCGACAACGCCGACTTCTCCGACGTCACCGGTGGTGGCTTTACCGCTGTGGCCCAGGCCGCATCGAAGCAGGTGATGACCCTGAACCGTGATGCCCTCAAGCGGTACATCCGCTTTGTTGGCACCATCGCCTCCAGTGGTACCACCACCTATAGCGTGAACGGTTACGGCCTGAAGAAGTACGGCTGATCACCTGATGGCACTGTCTGAGGATCCCACGGTTTTCTTGCAGGACTTCGGGGTGGCAGTCACCGCCGGAGCTGTGAGCGGTCTGGGGATCCTCGACATGCCTGGTGAGTTGATTGCTGATGGGATGGTCATCAGCACGGATTACACCTTGCGGTGTGAAGCATCCAAGTTTGGCAGCCTGGCCTATGGCGCCAGCATCACCGTCAATAGCGTGAGTTATACGGTGAGGGAGAACCGTCTGATCGATGATGGGACGTTCTGCCTGATCTCTCTCCAGAAGACCTGACCACTCTCCCCTAGGCACTGATCATGGCAATCGCGCATGAATCGACGGTAACGATCACCAGGCCGAGCAACACGACGGAGTACACGGCTGGTGATGTGATCGGCATTGCCGATGCGGGGACCCCTGCCAATGCAGGCAGCGCCATCCATGTGCTGAGCGGTGTTGCCAGCACAGATCGGTACGTGATTCTGCAGGAGCTGCAGCTGCTGGTGCATGTAGCAACCGTGCCGGCTGGGATGGCCGGTTTCCGTGTGCACTTCTACAGCCAAAGCCCTACGGCGATTCTGGATAACGCGGCATACGATCTGGTAGCGAATGACCGTGCCAAGTGGCTGGGCAGCGTTGATCTGCCGACGCCGGTTGATCGCGGGAGCACGCTGGTCACTGGGGTGACGTACCCAGGCAGCGTGTTCAAGCTGGCTGTGGACAATACCCTCTACGTCCAGCTGCAGACGTTAGGGACGTTCACGCCTAGCAGCGGTGCAGTGAAGACCCTGCGTGCCCGGTTTATGGAGGCTGGGATCTGATGCGCCTGCATCCTGCCCGTGCTGCCGGCCTGCTGCGTGCGCCTTGGACGCCAGCCTGGGCAAAGGATGAACTGTGGCGTCGTGCGCGTGCAGTGCCGAGCCTCGACCTGCGGTTTGCGGACAACAAGTCGCTGGTTGATTCGGTCAGCGGTCAGAACCTGATCACGTTCACCAGGGCCAGCACTGGGACGTATGTGGACTCCGATGGCGTGATCCGCAGCGCAGCGAATGACGTTCCGAGGTTTAACCACAACCCGCTCACGGGCGAGTGCCTGGGGCTCCTGGTCGAGGAGCAGCGGCAGAATTTGCTGCTCAACAGCCAGACGCTGAGCACGCAGACCGTCACGGTAACGGCTGTCGCTCACACGCTGAGCTTCTACGGCACTGGCACGGTCACACTGTCAGGCACCTCAACGGCTGGGCCGCTGGTCGGCACTGCTGCCAATTCACGGGTGAGTCTGACGTTCACACCAACCGCAGGGAGCCTGACCCTGACGGTCAGCGGAAGCGTAACCAATGCGAACCTAGAGATCGGGTCATTTGCTACTTCTTGGATCCCCACCACCAGCACCGCCGCGACGCGCACGGCTGATGTCGCGTCGATTTCCGGGACTAATTTCAGTTCGTGGTATAGGCAGGATGAGGGGACGCTGTTTGCGGATTACACGACCCAATCGACAAACGGGTTTTGCTTTGACGCCACTGGTTCGGCCACTTCAGATCGAATATATCTTCGATACTTAGCCATTCAGCATCAGCTCTATGTAATAGACAACGGCGTCACCCAAGCGTCAATCTATGACACTACAGCTGCATCGTCGCAGTCCGCAAGAGTGTCAGTGGGCATGACTGCCAATAGTTTTGCGACTTATGCCAACGGTGGAGGTACTAGATCCAACTCTCTGGCGCAAGACGCTTCAGGGACAATGCCAACACTAGAGAAGATAAGCATTGGAACGGCATTTAACAACGGAAGTTCAATGAACGGAACGCTCCGTCGCCTTGCCTACTTCCCCCAGCGCCTCCCCGACTCCTCGTTGCAATCCATAACCCTCTAGCCATGTACTGCTACCGCTTCGACTCCCGCCAACAGTTTCGCAGTCTCGCTGCAGCCGAAGGCCTGATCAACGCTGACGATGAGCTGATCACCGGAGGCCACGGCTTCGCGGTGGATGAAATCGGCGTCATCACCGAAGGTGGTGAATACGACCCCGAGACGGGCGAGGTCATCACCCCACCCACCGCTCTGCCTGGGTATCACATCAATACGGTAGGTCTAGCCCCTGAGGCATGGGATGCCTACCTCGTAGTGGTCAACTCCCCGGCCCGCATCTTCGCAGGTGGTGCCACCCAAGCACCCGATACCGCAACCCTGGAGGAAATGCTGGCATGACTTCTCCCTACATCCGGGCTGCCAAGAAGCACCCGAAGGTCAAGCAGCAGGCTGCCGAGCGCCTGAGTAAACGCCCTGATCGCCCGGTGAAGCCAGATAAGCCGGAGCCATCCAATGGCAAACCTGATCGCTGACGAGCTGGTCAACCACACCCGCTCATTTGTCTCGCGCAATGGCACGCTGACCTACGGCTTCGCCAAAGGCAGCTACACCCCGGTCTACCGCGACCTGATGAAAGGCATCATCGCTGAGGTGGATGATCGCCTGACCGGCATCAGCTTCAAACGCATCAAGCCCGCCAGTGGCGCAGACCTCGTAATCAACCACGGCGAGCTGCCTGCTGGTGCATCCGGCGCTGCCGTCTGGGATGACAACGGCTGGGAGATCCGCCTACCAGAACGCGGCTTCTCCACCACCATCTTCCGCCATGAGCTAGGCCATGTGCTCGGGCTGGGCCATGTGCCGATGGGCACCAACAGCCTGATGCAACCTGGCATGAACGGCGTCTACGACTTCACCAAGAAGGACTGGAAAGCTCTGGAGTCCATCTGGGGCAAAGGTGAGCTGCTGATGGCCGATGCTCAAGCGAAGGGCAAACGCAGCAAGGGGATGCTGGTGTTTTACGACAAGCCGCAGCAGTAGTGTCCCCGACCTGAGCAGCCGTTCTGTCTCTACCGATGCTTCCCTGCGCTTTCTGCAACGGTCGCACCAGCGTTGTCTGCACCGAGCTGCACCCTGATGGCCACCACCGCTGGCGGCGGTGTGAAACCTGCGGCAAGACCACCCGCACCCTTGAGACCTATCTGCACGGGCGCCATCGTTGTGGGCCGCTACCTGGTGCCAAGCGCAAGCCCAAGCCTCGAGCACCAGGGGAGCGCAATGCCAATGCCGTGCTGACGGTGAAGGATGTGCAACGCCTCAGGGCGCAAGCTGCAGCTGGCACACCCCGCGCCGCGCTGGCGCAGCAGTACGGCATCACCAAGAATCACGTCAGCCGGATCGTGCATCGCCGCCTCTGGGCGCATGTGCCTTGAGCTCCACAGACTGCAGGCATGGCCACCAAACGGGAACAGATCCTCGCCGCGGTAGCAACCACGCTGGCGGGCACCACAGGCGTGAGCACCAGGATCTACCGCTCACGACAGGAGGCCTTTGCTCGTAACGAGGCGCCTGCCATTGTCATCGAGCCGGGCAACGACACGGCAGCACCGGAGCCGGTCAGCACCTGCAAGATCGACTGGACATTCACTCTGGTGGTGGCGGTATACGCCCGCGGCACCATCCCTGATCAATCGGCAGATGCCACCATCCAAAGCCTCCACAGCAAACTGCTGGCAGATCGCAGCCTGGGTGGATTGGCAATGGATATCTGGCCCCAGTCGGTTGATCCGCAGTTCGACAAGGGTGATCTGGCAGCAGCGTGGATCGTCTGCACCTATACCGTCCGCTACCGCACGGGTGTTACGGATCTGAGCAGCTGAGGGCTGTCCATAGGTTGACGGAGGCGAGCAGAAGCTGATGGCCAAGAAAACTCCCACGCCGGCCAAGATGCCATCAGAAGGTGGCATCTATCTGATCGACCCTGCAACGGGTGAGTGGGTGCTTCAAAGCCAGACCATGCCTGCACCGCCAGCGGCATCTGAGCCGGAAACCGTAACCACCAACGACGATGGCACTGCTAACGCGGAAGCGCCTGCTGCTGGCGAAGACTGAAGAAACCTATGGCACCAGCGCAGCACCGCAGGGTGCTGATGCCTTGCTGGTGTCCAACCTTGAGGTATCGCCCCTCGAGATTGAACTGCTGGATCGTGAGCTGATCACACCGTATCTGGGCAACTCAGAGAAGGTGGTGGGGCAGCGCATGGCCCAGGTGAACTTCGACGTGGAGCTGGCCGGCTCTGGTACTGCTGGGACTGCACCCAAGTGGGGCCGGATCCTGCTGGCCTGCGGCTTTGCCCAAGGCGGCACCCCTGGCACGGATGTGATCTACACGCCGGTGAGCGGCACCTTCTCCAGCGTCACGCTGGACTTCAACGCTGACGGCAACAAGCATCTTGTTACCGGGTGCCGCGGTACGGCCACGTTCAACCTGAACGCTGGTGAGATCCCGAAGATCAGCTTCCAGATGATGGGGATTTACAACGCCGTCACCGCTGCATCAGCTGCAACGCCCACCTTCGACAACCAGGCTGATCCGGTGGTGGTGAACAGCGTCAACACCACGGCAGTGTCGGCGTTTAGCTTCTCGGCTTGCCTTGAGAGCTTCAGCCTGGATCTGGGCAATGAGACCCCCTTCCGTCAGCTGGCCGGTTGCACCCAGCAGGTGCTTATCACCGAGCGGGCACCGTCTGGGGAGATCAGCATCGAGGCACCCATCGTGGGCTCCAGTGCTGGGCAAAAGGACTTCTTTGCTGCCGTGTCGGCCCAGACGCTGGGAGCTATCACCTGGCAGCACGGGCAGACCGCCGGCAACATCGTCACCTTCAACGCCCCCACCTGCAATCTGGATTCACCCAGCTACGCAGACTCAGATGGCGTGATGATGCTCAACCTGCCGTTTATGCCGATTCCCACCTCGGCTGGCAATGACGAGATGACGATCACGCTGACCTGATCAGCACGCTTCTTCCCTCCTTACCCCTGACAACAGATGGCATTTGTCCTGAAGCAGTCGGCTACATACAAGTGGCCTGTCACCATCCTTCTGCCTATTGATGGCGGCAAGAAGGAGAAGCACACCTTCGACGCAGAGTTTCGCAGGTTGCCGCAGTCACGGACAGAAGAGCTGGCAACCCAGCTCAAGATGCAAGAACGGGCCGACATTGATCCTGATCAGATCCTTCTGATGAAGGATGCAGCCAAAGAGATCTTGGTCGGATGGTCTGGCGTGCAAGATGACTCCGGCGAGGAGATTCCTTTCAGCGAAGCAGCCCTAGAGCAGGTGCTGGAGATTCAGATGGTGGCCGCTCAGATCATTCTGGGCTGGTTCAACAGCCTTGAGGTGGCGAAGAGAAAAAACTGACAGGCGCCGTTGATCACTGGTTTCACGGTGACGGCGGCGTAAACGATGAGCTGCTGGCTGACCTGGCAGCGTATGGGGCGGATGCATCAGCCCTGCCAGAGCGGATGCTGCAGCCGGTTGAGTATGAGGTGTGGCCAGAGCATGAGGATGCGGTGCTCATGTTCCTGCGATGCGAGACCCAATGGCGCACGATGAGCAGTGGCGTGATGGGGATGGACTATGGCGTGGTGCTGCAGCTGATGGATCTTTACGCTGTGGATAACAAACGCCAGGTACTCGAGGATCTGCAGATCATGGAAGGCCGCGCCAAGGAATTGATCAACGAGCAGGCAGCCAAAGCGGCTAAGACTGCCAGCAAGCCTGCAGGGAGGAAAGGCTGATGGCACTCAATATGGATGCTGTTCTGCGCATTGTTGCCAAGGTTGATGGCACTAATGCATTGCAGCGGCTTGGTGCAGAGTTGTCTGGCATTGGCCAGAAGGCTGGGGCAACGCTGTCTCCATTTGGCCAGATGAAAGGTGCCCTGCGGGGTGTGGCCGATGTGGCTGCAACCGTAGGGCTGGTCACCCTTGGCCGTGATTTGCTGAATGCAGGCATTGAGGCGCAAGCTGCATCAGTCCGCATCAATGCCCTGGCCAAGAGCTATGGGGAAGTGGATGGCGTTACCGAGGTAGCAGCAAGGGCAGCCAAGCAATTTGCTCTTGGCAATGTCGAAGCCCAGAACGCCGTGACAGATCTCTACGGCCGGCTGCGGCCGATGGGTGTGAGCTTGAAGGACATCGAGACGGTGTTTTTCGGGGTGAACAAGGCGGCCCGGCAGGTGGGGCTGTCGACTTACGACACCAGCGAGGTTCTGCTGCAGTTGAGCCAGGCACTCGGCTCGGGTGCGCTGCAGGGCGATGAACTGCGATCGATCATGGAGCGGATGCCGGCCATTGGCCAGGCGATCGCGAAGGTGATGGGGGTCTCAGCTTCACAGATCAAGAAGCTGGGCAGCGAGGGCAAGATCACGACGGCCGTGATGATTCAGGCAGCGGCTGAGCTGCAGAAGATCGTCCCGCCGCCCCCGCCGGCGGTGATGAAGTACGAGAAGGCGCTGGCGGATTTGAGGACAACGCTGGGGGAGCGGTTGCTGCCGGTGTTGACCCCGTTCATTGAGGCGCTCACCGGCGCGCTGATCGTGTTCACCAAGCTGCCGGCTCCGATTCAGACCACAGCCGTGGCGCTAGGTGCATTGGCTTTGGCTGCAGGGCCGGTGGCCTCGGTGATCACAGGCATTGGCAATGCGTTGATGCTGCTGGGCAGCCTTCAGATAGGTGCCACGATTGCCGGCTGGCTTGGGGCAGTAGGCCCTGCCGTGGTGGCGATCAAGGCGGCGCTAGGTGGCTTGCTGGCCTGGATTGGTGGCACGTTGGTGCCTGGGCTGCTGGCGTTCTTCTCTGGCCCTATCGGCTGGACCGTGCTGGCAGTGGCTGCGGTGGTGGCGATGGCCTACATGTTCCGTGAGCCGCTGATGCAGTTTGTCAGCTGGCTGTGGGAATGGGGTGAGCCAATCAGAGAGTTCTGGGCCGGACTATGGAATGGCCTGGTCGATTTTGTGGGCTTCAGTCTTGAAACCGTTGGCACGGTGATAAGCACCGCCGCCAATACTTGGTTCACTGCCCTGCAAGCAGTCTGGTCAACTATTGCAACCGCATTCACTACCTATGTAACCGACCCAATCAGCCAAGCATGGACAACGGTGATGGAGTTCATGCCAACGGCCATGGAATCACTAGCCAGCGCAGTGCAGGGCATCTGGACAACCATGACTGACAATATCAAGTCAGTGGTCCGCAGCATGCTGCAATACATTGCCAACACCATCAACTCAGTTATTGAGCTGGTGAACTACGTCATCCGTGGATACAACAGCATCCCGGTAGCGGGTGATATCCCCCAGCTGGGCTATGTGACCGTGCCGGCCTTTGCTGAAGGAGGTACGGTCAATCGACCCACCCTGGCGATGGTGGGTGAAGGTGGCGAGCGGGAATATATCGTTCCCGAGAGCAAGATGGCCACCGCCTCGAGCAGGTTCCTTACCGGCTCCCGCGGCGCTGATGTGATCCCCTCCTCCAGCGGTGGCGGCAGCAGCAGCCGGGCGCCGGTGATCAATATCACTACCGGGCCGGTGCTCGAGTTTGACGGGCAGCGTTACGTGCGCATGGAGGATCTGGAGAAGGCCATGCGCGTCACCGCTGATGGGGTGATCGGCAGACTGCGGACACCTGCCGCACGCATCGCGCTGGGGAGAGCCTGATGGCCAGGGCACAATCCCAGTACCTGCGCATCTATGACACCACTGGGATCACCTTCCAGCGGTGGCAGAGCTACTACGGCGGCAGCACTGTGTCATGGGATAGCCAGAGCTGGCAGTACGTGCCCTTCATCGCGGATGGCATCACCGCTGGCATCAGTGGCGATGAGACCGATATCACCGTGACCGCACCAGCTACCACGCTGGTGATGCAAGCCTTTGAGGCAGCGATCAGCAGGGGCCGGCTGGTGGATCTGAGCATCTACCAGTTCGACACCATCCTGGGCAACAGCACACCCCAGACTGCGCAGGAGCTGGTGGCAGCCTTCACTGGCCAGGTAGTGGGCGGCAGTGGTGGGCTCACCAGCATGAGCATTCAGCTGGGCAATGCGCTTAGCCCGGTGGGTGCGCAGGTCCCGCCGCGGAAGTTCACCACCAAGATCATGGGCAAGGGGTGCAGGCTATGAGCTGGCTGAAGGCATCCGATCCGCTTGCCCTGCTTGCCATCCAAGCGGGCCAAGTGCCCAACCCATCACAGCAGGATGGTGCCGCCGGTGGTGGCCGGCTGGATACGGATCAGCGCTCGATTGCGTTTGGCGAACCGGTGCCCATCGTCTTCGCCCGCAGGCGCAATGGTGCTGGTGGGATCCTGATCAGCCCTGGTGCATCGGAATGCCGGTTTGAAAACGACACCAGCAATGCGGTCACTGCGTCGTATCTGCTGGTGCTGGGCGAGGGCCAGATGGATTCCATCCCGGTGAAGGATGTGTTTCAGCGAGCCTGCCGTGTGGGCAGCCATACCCAGACCTACAACCGCCGCGCTGGCACCTGGCTGCCGGGGAACTACATCGTGGAGCGGGATGGGTACGACAAGCCGGAAGCCAGCTACATCTGCGGCTCGATTGGCCTGTACCCAGGCATGACCACGCTCAGCTTTCAGGTGACCATCCCTGATGGCTTTGACCAGTGGAAGCGGCAGGTGCATATCTTCATCCGCGGCGGGATGCGGGTCACCCGGCTGACGGATAGCGTCACCGGGCCAAGCGATAACTTCGCTGACCTGGTGCGCTGGATGCTGATCAACAGCAGCCGGGTGCCTTCCGCGTTGATTGATACGGCAGCCTTCACCAGTGCGGCCACCTTCCTCGAGGCCAACCAATTCCTGTGCAACTGCTGGATTCAGGACGCGCAGAACTACAGCGACTTCATCGCCGGCTGGGCGCCGTACTTCCTGCTGGGCGAGAGCAATGTGGGCGGAAAGAAAGGCTTGCGGCCCCTGCTGCCGGTCAACAATGACGGCACCCTCAAGACCACGGCTATCACGCCTGAGTACGTCTTCGATGAAAGCCTGATCCTGCCGGGCACCTTTGAGATTGAGTACACCAGCTGGGCCGACCGGCAGCCGTTTGTGGCGCAGATGACCTGGCGGCAAGAGCTCGAGGATGATGCTGCCATCATCCGCACGGCTGAGGTGCGGTTCATCAATACGGCTGAGACAGGCCCGTACGAGTCGCATGACCTAAGCGAGTTCTGCACCACCGAGCTGCATGCCGTGAAGGTGGGTGCCTACATCCTGGCTCGCCGCACCTATGTGACCCATACGGTGCGGTTTGCTGCCAGGCCCCAGGCGCACAATCGCATCCTGACGGTGGGCGACATTGTGCGGGTGAAGCTGAGCCGGCAGGCCAGCGGTGGTGGCCAGTCAAGCCATGACTACCTGTACCAGGTGGAGCGGATCAGCAAGACGCTTGCCGGGGACGTGAGCTACGAATGCAGCCACTTCCCGATTGATGACCAGAACCGCAGCATCGTGTCGCTGCTGGTGGCCAATGCCACAGGCACCGGCATTCTGCTGGATACCAATGCCACCGGCGTAGGCTGCGATATCAACTCCCCTACGGACAACACTATCCCCACTGAGGCGTTCATCATCCCAGGTGATGAGTTTGATCCCGGTGGGTTTGATATCGGAACGGATGTAGCCGTAGATGCCGGCGAGGATATCGTGCTTGATGACATTGATATTGACGATATCGGTGGCGGGTCCAGTGGCGGCTCTGGCGGTGGCGGTGGGATTGGTGAGGTTGCTGCCAACCCCTCTGATGGTCAGGACGCCACAGCACTTGGCCCGGTACAGGGCACACCCACCATTGGTGAAGCGGTCATCCCACCAGAAGGCGTGTGTGAAGGCGGCACTATTACGCGGATCATTGGCGTGGTTGGTGATGAAGCCAACGCGATAGTGCAGGAGGATGTGGAATGGAGCATCCCGATCACGCCGCCAGAAGAACTTGGTGGCGACTGGAATGGCAAGTTCGTGTCATTCCGGGTTTCTTGCCCGACAGGGGAAGAGCAAAGGACGGATCCAATCACGACACTTGTATTCGATCCGTCAATTTACAGCTATGCAAGATGGTCAGGTGTGAGCTGGAGTAATGGCTGGTTCGCACAGCCAGCGACAATCAGCACAACAACTGCTTGGGTTAGCATCGCAAATGGTGAAAAGCTGAGAGTTCGATACGCAAGTCTTGCAGGTGTGACGCCAAATGGTACCGCGCCAGATTGGACAAGCGGCGTCACATACACATCAACACAGTCTGTCTCGTCAAGGCAGGGGTTTGCCGGTGTGCAGAGGGTAAGCGCAACCGGATCACTTATTGAAACGCTTGCCATCGCGTCAAACGGCGCAGACGGAACAGGAAAGCTGCAGATTGCCGCAGGGACTTGGGAGTTTTCAAACGATGGATCAACTGTTGCAGCGACATGGGCTGGCAACTATGCGCCAGGGTTTGATCCAAACGACCCGCTTCTGCCATGACCGCCTTTCCTGCGTTGATTCCAAGCTCTCGGGTCTTCACCCCTGGTGAATACCCGCACACCGCATTCCGCGCATGGAGTGGACTAGAAGGCCGAGTGCGGCATTCCAATGTGATGCTGGCCAGCACGCTCAGGTTGACCTTTATCAGCCTCACGGAGGCGAACATGCTGAGCATCCTCAGCCACTACACGAGCAGGCAAGGTGAGTATTTGCCCTTCACCATTCCCTCCCAGCTGCTCAGTGGCGTGAGTGCTGCGGCGGACTACACGCTAACGGGATACCAGTGGCGATATGCCGAGCCGCCGGTAGTGGACGATATCCCCTGCTCTGGCCACAGCGTGGAGGTGGTGCTGGAGAGCGTGCCGTTTGAGGCAATCAGCCTCAGTGGTCTGGGTGCTCAGCTGGTGATCGCCTTTACCCCTGGCGTCGCTGCGGCGGCAAACGGAATACAGCAACAGGTAGAGTCTGCGTTTGCGCCAGGGCAATCTGCAGTTGCCTATGAATACAGTATTACAGCATCCATAGCTACTGCAAATGGTTTTGGCGTGCAAGTGGCATCCATGCTTGAAGCCGGTGCAGCCACGGGTAGCGCATTAATTCCAGAGTCATCAATCACCATCTCTTCAAGTTTGGCGCCTGGCGCAGCCATAGGCGGTGGCGCTGCAGCGCCAACATTTCAAGCCGCGGGGACAGTTCGAGTTAGTACAAGTGGTCTCACAGGGGCAAATGCTGTCCCATGGCCGACTCATGCTGTTGATGACATTGGCATTTTGGTAATTGAAACCAGCGGTAATGATTCAACTATTAGCGTGACCACACCTAGCGGCTGGCAGTCAGTGCCAGGGTCTCCAGTGACGGATATTGCTGATGCAACTGGATCCAAGCTTCAGGTCTGGTGGAAGCGTGCCGCCTCAACTTCTGAGGCAGGGGCCGAAGTGCCAGACTCTGGCGATCATCAGTTTGCACGGATCTATACATTTAGAGGTTGCGCATCGTCTGGCAATCCTTGGGATGTAACCACAACCGGAAACAAGACAACGGCATCGACAACCGCAACAGTGCCTGCTGTCACCACAACAGTTGGCAATACGCTGATTGTCATGATTGTTGGCCGCCCTAATGACAGCGGCAGCACAACTCATTTTGGCGTTCCGTCCAATGCAAACCTGACAGACATCGCTGAACGTGGCGAGGTCGGCTCGGTTGGCAACAATGGTGGCGGATTCGTCGTTGCCACTGGCGTCAAGGCATCGGCAGGCGATACAGGCACCAGTACCTTGACCAAGACTGACAGCACAACTGACACCTACATGGTGATCGCCCTCAAGGGCTGACCATTCAACGCCAGATGACTGGGCAGACTGGGGGAGACTCACCATGGCACAATGGCCAGCTTTATCTACAATTCCTGCATTGATGACATGGCGCGTGGCGCTATCGACTTTGATACAGACGACTTCATGCTGATGCTGGTCACCTCCAGCTACACCGCTAATAAGGACACGCACGACAAGCGGGATGATGTGACCAATGAAGTAGCCAATGGCAATGGCTACACCACTGGTGGTGATACCACTGTCTGCACGGTCACCAAAGACACGGGCAATGACAAGGTAACGCTGGCATTCTCGGCTGTCTCTTGGCCAACTTCAACGATCAGTGCTGCTGGTGGGGTGATCTACAAGTCGCGGGGTGGCGCATCGTCTGCTGATGAGCTTGTTGCCTTTATTGATTTTGGTGGAACTGTTAGCTCAACCAGTGCCACCTTCAGCGTTGGGGCGAGCACCATCACACTGCAGAACTGATGGCCGCGCCATACGACTTCCCCAGCCTGGCGCCTGTCGCTCGCCGGTATGGCCTGGGCGTCTACCCGGTCACGATTGAAACCGGCTGGGGTGGTGGCAATGTCCGGTTCCTGCATGGCACCACCAGGCATGGCATCAGCATGGAGCTCAGCTACGAGAACCTGACCCAGGCTGAAACCAAGCTGATCCGTGACCACTACCGCCTGCAGGATGGCGGCCATCAATCCTTCCTGCTCCCCTCCACCGTCTGGGCTGGTCAGTCGGATGTGACCAACATCGCCCCAACCGGTACCCGCTGGAAGTATGCCAGCGTGCCAGAGGAGACCCACAAGTCTGGTGGGTACGTGGATATCACCGTCAGCCTGCTCAGTGTGCGGTAGGAATGCTCTACAGACTGACGCTGTAGCCACCTGCCCGTGTCGTGACGCCTGAGCCACAGCCGCCCCCATTTGTGGAACGGCGGAAGTTCAGCCGGATTCAGGTCATGGAAGCCACCGCTGCATCGGTGCTCAGTGCTGCCGTGATCGGCACTGCTGCTGGTGTGGGTTGGCTTGTCATTCAACTGCCGACCAGGCTGCAGCAGCTGGAGGCCAGGATCGTTCAGATCGTGGAAAACCAGGAGCTGTTCAATTCCAAGTTCATCGACCTGGAGAAGCAGGTGCAGGAGCACGACCGGCGGATCATTCGCCTTGAACTCCGATGAATCGCTTTTTCAAGGGCCAAGTTGATGCCGGTCTTTTCATTCCGGTGCTGATCGGCCTGATTTATGCCGGGACTGGGGGCTGGTCTGAAAGCCGCTGGACTGGTGCACTGGCCATCATGGGTCTGGGCGGTGCAGCACGGGCAGGATTTGAGCGCGGTTATCAGACCTACAACCCTGATCTGCGCACCCCACAGCCCCGTGATGATCACGGGCGCTTCACCCGCCGTGAGGATTAGGTGGACGATCACCAGCACCGCAGGGGTACAGATCGCTGGCACATCATGGAGCTGGCCATTCCGATTGGTGCTCTGTTCCTGCTGTTGATCGGCTCGGTGTTTGCCTGGTCAATTCAGGGCACCGTCGATGAACAAAGGCGGTTGAGGCATGATTACGGCCAGCTCATGCAGAAGGTAGTTGATGCCTGCCGGAGGCCGTTCAAATGAACGTCCACTGGGGCTGGGATGACCTGCGGATCATTGGCGACATCATCGCCGGCAGCTTGCTGGCTGGTGCCCTCAGGCTGATCGTGCTCAAGGCCTTCCTCGAGCCGGTGGCGGCGTATATCGGTCAACAGGCTTACCGCAGGGCAGACAAGGCCATGGGTGACCGGCTGCCTGATCTGCCGCCGATTGCTGAGCCATGACCAAGACGCCCGTTCAGTTCCTTGATCTGTTCCGCTACTACAAGGGGCTGCCGCATCAGATCGCTGCCATCCAGCAGCTGGGCGAGCTGATCCCGGCCAGCCTGCTGCACCGGGAAAATGAATGGTTCCACACCTGGAGCCAAGCCGGGAAGCAGCCGGATCCTGATTGGCTGGCCCCGGCGCTGGCCATCATCAAGGAATGGGAGGGCCTGCGGCTTGAGGCCTACAAGTGCCCGGCAGGGGTGTGGACGATTGGGTACGGCACCACCCGATACCCCGGCCCCAGTGGTGGCCCTGTCCGCAAGGACGATGCCATCACGGTGCAGCAGGCGGACTACCTGCTGCAGACCGCACTCTTTGACCTGTTCGCTCCTGGGGTGTTCCACCTGATCCCCAACAGCAAGAAGTGGAGCGGCAATCAGATCGCTGCGCTGATCAGCTTTGCCTACAACGTGGGCTTGGCTGCACTGGAAGATTCGACCCTGCGCAAGCGGCTCAATGCCAATGAGGATCGGGTCAAGGTCGTTTCAGAGGAGCTACCTAAATGGGTCCACGCTGACGGCAAAGTCCTAGAGGGCCTAGTTCGTCGCCGCAACGCTGAAGTCGCTCTGTTTGTAGGCAAGCCGCTCCAACAAGAAGTGCCACAGCAACCCGCAAAGCTCTCACCTGAGAGCCCCTTCTCTGCACGCCTTACCCCTAACATTCGCCTCGGCGAATTTGCACTGGACCAAGAGGCTCGACGTTTTGATCATTCGTACCAGATCAACACTGCCGCTGAGTTGGCCGAGTTCTTGGAGCGGGTTCGCCGCAACTTTGGGAACAAACCCGTGGTGCTAACCAGCGGGTACAGGCCACCTGCAATCAACGCCTCCGTTGGCGGAGCAAGCGGAAGTGAGCACCTCTACAACGCACCTGGAGTGGGCGCAGTTGATTTCTACGTCAAAGGTGCTGACATCAAAGCCGTCCAATCGTTCTGCGACAAATACTGGCCCTACTCAGTTGGATACGGCGCTCCAAAGGGCTTCGTTCATCTTGGTATTCGAGCCGGGCGCCCAAAGCTCAGATGGGATTATTGACTAGCTAAATCACGCAGTCGCGTACCAATAGGAAGAAACCAGCACTCCTCAGGCCATCCAGCGCGAATCCGACGACGCACTGTCGCTGCAAGAAGGCCTGAGCGTTCTGCAGCCTCTACGAGCGGCAGTCTTTCGTTTTGCCAAGTCACATACACAGTATTGCCTCTATTTCTTTGCTGCTCTTGCTGAGTGGCCCAACGGCAATTACCAGGAGAGTAGTTGCCATTCACGTCAATCCTGTCAATGCTATGCCATTTGGTTGGCTTCTTACCCATATCCTCTAGGAACCTGTCAAAACTATGCCACTCCGGGGCAACCTTTATGCCGCGCCCTCCATACAAATGATACCTGTTATGCCTTGGATAGTTGCATCGCTGTATCATTGATTTCCAGGCTATGTGCTCTGGCGTGAGAGATAAGCCATGGGTTCTGAAGTTGAGCTTTTGCCGCTCAGCGTGGAGGCAGCCGCAGCTTTGCGCTTGCCCAGACCGAAGGTTCCCTGCTCGAACAACTGATTCATTTCCGCAGTCGCAGCGGCAGAGCCATTGAGTCGCTTTTTGTCCGCTGGGTTGAAGGGTTGATGGCGCTTGGCGAATCACAACCAAGCGCCCATACCGATGACCAGTCAGGTCTAGCCTTTGGCCCATCAGCTCATCCTCAGTGAGTTGGTCACGCTCCGGGGGCTGCAACCCGCCGGGGCACCCTCATCCTAGGGAGCCTGCATCCCCCTGCTGCGGCACATCATCCGCATGATCTCTATGGCCCGCTGCCCGCAGTAGCACCGCACTGCCACATCACGGCCTACCACCTGCCAGCAGGCTGATCCGCGTTCATCTCGGCCAACTGTGATGAATGGAAATACAGGCTGCGCAGACTGTTGCAGTAGCTGCTGCACCGCCATGGAACCCTCCAGCAGTTGGCTCATCCCCAAGCTCAGTCTCATCACCCAGGCGCAGATGGAACTGGATCGGCGGGTGGCGGCCAGGATGAGCAGGGATCAGCTGTGTGCGCTGGTGGATGACCTGATCATCAGCTGGTACCAACACATGAGTTCGTTGGATCAAGCACTCGGGCGGGTGCGGCAGCTCGAGGTGCAGGTGGCCCTGGCTGAACCGCCTAAGCCGGGATGGCCTGAGCCGTCAACTGAGCACTACCGCTGGGCGCAAGAGTTAAGAGGTTGAGCTGATCCATCAATGGCGGCAGGCTTCTGCTCCCCCACTGCTCACCCATGGCATCAGCCACGCCTTGATAGGTGCGGGAGCGTTCCTTCCAGCGATCAGGGCCAGGGGGCATCAGGTGCACCCGCTCCTCACGACCCTCGACGCAGTTGGTGGGCCGCAGCCGTGGGAGATTCTTGAGCCAGAAGCAGGTGGCTTTGACCTCGCCGTGGCCGAACTGCCATGGCTGGATGATCTGATCCGGCTGGCGGATGCGGGAGTTGATCAGGCTGACGGGGTTCTCAATGCACCAGCGTGGGATGGGTGCATCCATAAGCAGACGGACAAAGGCCAAGGCGCGATCCACCCGGCCATCGGCGTACTTCTGAGCGAACCAGCGGCAGCCGCTGATGGCCAGATCCGTACAGGGGGGATGGGCCACCATGAGATCCCAGCTCTGGCTCAACACCTCCTCAACAGGGCATTGCAGGTGCCATGCAGGGTCCGCTTCACAGGGGAGCAGGTCACAGCTCCATGCGTCGTGCCCATGTGAGCGGAAGGCATCACGGACCCTGCCGCTGTATTCACAGGCGACTAGCACGCGCATACTCAAGCCACCAGCAGGCTGAGCTGCCCCGGCGCCACCTTCACCCGCCGCCGCTTCACCACCTTCGACACGGCCACTACCGGCTGCCTGGGGATGGCGATCAAGACGAGCTGCACCGCCTGATGGCGTAGCTGCTGCTGCAGTCCCTCCAGCCGCTGCTCCAGCTGCCGCACGCTCAACCCATACCGTGCCGCCAGTTCCTTCGGCTTCACCTCCTCGCCGTCCAGGCCCCAGGCCATCGACAGCAGGTCGCGATCTGTACGCGGCAGTTTGCGGATCAGGCCACGCAGCTGCTCAATCTGCCGCCACCGATCCTGCTGCTCCTCCTGCTCCTCGAGCGTCTGGTCATACGTGGCGACCACATCACCTAGATCTGGGCCATCGTCATCCAGCTGCACATCGAGGCTGGAGATAGGCCGGGCATTGATCAGCAGCTGCTCGAACACGGCCATGCTCACGCCGAGCTCAGCCGCCAGTTCTTCGCGTGTGGGCGTGCGGTTCAGCTCACGCTCCAGCCGGCGGGTGATGGGCCCGAGGCGGCCCAGGTGCTGGCTATGGGAGCCGGGGATAGCGACCAGCCGGCCATGCTGATCAATGTGCCGGTTGACTGCCTGCCGGATCCACCAGTACGCATAGGTGGAGAAGCGGTAGCCGCGGTGCGGGTCGAAGCGCTCTACCGCACGGATCAGTCCTTCATTGGCAGCCTGGATCAGATCTTCGGTGGTGGTCTTCTTGGCCAGCCGGTGGCAGTGCTTGCTGATGTATGAAACGGCGAGTCTGAGGTTGGCGCGTACAAAGCGCTCCTTTGCCCTGCGGCCGCGGCGTTTGATGCCAGGGGGGCAGGCATCAGGGCCATCAGGATGATGCAGCCAGGCCTGGATCTGATTGCCCAGTTCGATCTCCTCCGCTGGCGTGAGCAGGGGGATACGACCGATCTGATCCAGCCACCAGCCCAGGCCAGATGCGGCTGCCATTACATCCTCGACAGCTTCGCTACCACCACCACCTGCAGGCACAGGAACAGTGCTTGCATCCAGAGGATGGACACCATCAGCCGGCGCAGGTCACGCAGGCTTTCAACAGGCACCACCCGCACGCCGGCGTAACGGTCAGGGCGGATGTTCGGCATCTCGATACGGGCCATCAGTCTTCAGAAGCGAGGTGTTCAAGGTGCATCCATGCCCACGGCGGCAGCTCCAGGGGCACCGGCGCAATGTCGTAACCGGGCCACCAGCCCAGCTCTGATGCAGCGACAACGGCCTGCAGGGCACGGCGATACAACCGCCGACCCATTGAGGCCTGGTCATTGGTGAGGCGATACCGGGCAACCTGATACGGCTGCTCCTTCTCAATCGCCACAAACTCAAACGCCACCGGCCGGCCGATCAGCGCACCCTCTGGCAGGCGCAGCACCTGCTCGAGCGAGCGTGCGCAGTGGAACAGGCCATCGGCATAGAACGCCGCCTGCAGCAGGTAGTGGTAGTTCGCTGCCGACTTGCCAAACTCCGACGTACTGGCGTCAGCGGTGGTCTTCAGGTCGAGGATCAGGATCTCGTCATCTGTGATCCGAACCGCATCCAGCCGGCCCTTGCATTGATGCCCACTGGTTTGGTCAATCCAATGCAGGGTGAGCTCATTGAGCTGCAGGTTCTCCGGCGTTGGCTTGAACCACGGCCCAAGGGCAGCGTGCTGATGGACAGCTTCAGCCATCGCCGCGGCCAGCTGGTGCTCATTGGCCTGGGCAATGGTCTTGCCTTCTGCTGCTGCAGCCTTGGCAGCCTCAGCAAAGGCCTTGGTGGTGGGGCCATTGGTGCAAGGCACAATCGCCTGCCATTCCTCGGGCTCCAGCAGCGCCTGGTGGAGCAGCGTGCCGATCCTGAAGGCTGGTGAATCCTTTGATGGCGGCCGGTCTGGTGACAGGAAGGCGTGCCATGCGTGAGCTGGGGTGCGTGTGATCGCCACCTTCAACAGGCTGGCGTTCCACCCCTTGAGCTGTTCGTAGTCCTGCCGGGGCATTGCGGGCAGCACCACCGCCTGGAGCTTGGTTGCGCTCACCATTGGCTGCAGGCCGCAGGGGAGGGGGCGTAGCTGGAGCAGGAGCGCTGCAGGCTGGTTTCAGCAGGCCCGGCCAGCAGCATGGCTGCGGCAGTCAGGATCAAGACTGCGATCAAGTGGAGGCGAGAGGAGAGTGCCATGGAGGAGATCAGGAAGGATGTGGGCAGGGGGCTGATCAAGCCAGACCCGTCTGCCATCAACGATTCGAAAGAGCTGGCCGCGGCAGCTGACCAGCCGGTGATTGCCGTCAGAGGTGCGCATGACTAAGACCAGACCCGTAAACTGTAGCGGTCTGGACTGAGATCAGCAACAGGCAAAACCTTAAGCATCGTCGTGTGGTTAGCGGCCTGTGCCAGTGATGGCGTGATGAATGCCCGCCCATTGCGGGGGGTGACGACGTACCAGGGGCGGTCCTGGGCATTGGCCAGGGCTTGGGCCATTTCAGTTCTTGTCACGGTGGAACCTGGCGATGGAATCAGTGATGACCGTTGCGCCGACTGATCCGATATGGCGGATGGTGCGCAAGCTGGTTTCCGGCAGTGGCGCCACCTCATGGATCCACTTGTATCCGGCACGCCGGAGGGCGCCGTAGTACAGGGTCGGCAGCTGCAGATCCGATAGCGGCACGTGCCGGTGATTGGTGGAGAGGTAGTGATTGGCGAGGGCATTGGCAAAGGCGATCACCTTGCTCTCCTCACTGCCACGCTGGTCGTACCAGAGGCTGAGGGCCTGCCCTGGTGATAGGCGTGCTGGCTTGGTCATGCGTCTTCAATGAGTTGGCGTCGAAGGGTTTGAAGGCTGATGGCATTGAGGCCGGCCCTGCTGAGCTGCTCGAGCTGCAGATCGATCAGTGCGACCACCCGGCCGCGCTCCTCCTGCCGGCCGCACCGCAGGGCCTGCTGTACGGCATTGCTCTGGCTGAGCTCCTCGGCTGCCTTGGCAACCTGCTGCTCGCGCTGCTCCAGTTCAAACTGCTGCTGCTGCAGCTCACTGAGCAGCTCATGAATGGTCTGGAGTCGATTCATGCAACACGCTCCCAGTGGTAGCCCGCTGCTCGATTGCCGGTCTTCACCGCATAGTGGATGGCTGAGCGGGTGCACCAGTGCGCCTTGCCTGCCTCCATGGCGCAGCGATAGGTGAAGCCGGTTTCAATGCACCGCACCGGGCAGCGGGTGCCAGGCTTCTGGACGATGGGCAGGCTGGACAGGTGCTCAGCCAGTTCCTTGCTCTCCAGCAGTTGGTAGAGCTTGGAGTAGGGCTGGCCGGCAAAGCATTCAGGACGCTTGCGGGCCAGGTTCTTCAGGCTCTCGCGGGAGATGTAGATCTTCTTCCCCTGCCGGAAGCACCTGATCGATCCTTGGCGGCACCAGCGGCTGATGGTGGTGTCACTGATGGAGGCCAGCTCTTGGATGGTGCTGGTGCTGACGTATTGCCCAACGCAGGCGGTGGTGTAACCCAATCGCCTGAGTCTGTTCTGCATGCTCGAGCGAGAGCGTGCGGGGTAACCGTTGCAGGATGCCCAGTGGGTGTAATGACGCACCACCAGATCCCATGGGTAGTCACTGGCCAGGGAGGTGAGCTGCTCGGTTTCGGCAGCGCTCCACTTGGTGCCGCCGGGGATGGAGCTTGCCATTACCGGGCACACTCCATCGCGGTGGCCCGTTCATGGATGATGCGGCGCATCAGATCGCTGATGCCTTCATCCTGCTGCTGCAGTGCCCGCAGCTTCTCAATGTCTCGCACCGGAACGAGGATGCTCAGCCGGCGTGTCTCCTGCTGATTCATGCCACCTCCTGCAGTTGGAACAGTTGGCCAGCAGATCCCTCAGCCTGCTCGAGGAACTTGGCTGCCTGCTTGGCGTACTCAGGCTTCAGCTCCACACCGATATACCGGCGGCCCATCTTCAGGGCTTGGTACCCCGTGCTGCCGATCCCATTGAATGGATCCAGTACCAGCTCGCCTGGGTTGCTGTAGAGCGTGATGCACCGCTCAATCACATCCAGCTGCAGCGGGCAGATGTGCTTCTCATCCTGCTGGCCCTTGGCCTGCCGGCCATTGAGCACCTTGGTCTGATTGACCTGCATCCATACCGGGCTGGCCAGCTCCTGCCACATGCTCACCGGCAGATCCTCGGGATCATGGGTGATCGGATCTGGGTTTTCCTGATCCTTGCGGAAGAAGAGCATGTAGTCCGGCATGCCAACCCGGCTGCGGCTGCTGTCCTTCTTGAGCTGCTTGTACAGCAGGCCCAATGCCTTGGTCCGCTGCATCTCAATGACCGGATCCTTCCAAATGGTGCAGCGGGCGTGATACACCCAGCCGGCATCCTGATGGGCGCGGATCAGGTCACCACCAAAGTCATGCAGCCCGATGAATCCGTCTTTGCTCTTGCGGGCTGGCAGGTCTGAGCAGTGCACGCATGCCATGCGACCGGGCTTCAGCACCCGATACAGCGCCTGCGTGAAATAGGCATAGTGCTCCATGAACTCGGCATGGCTGTTGCAGTTGCCCATATCGCGCTCAGAGTCTGAGTACACGAAGAGGTCCGAAAATGGAGGCGAGAAAATCGCCAGATCGATCATGCCCTCAGGCAGACCGTTCATGATCTCGATGCAGTCGGCCAGGTAGACAGCCCACCGTTGGCCTTGATAGTCGGGTTTCATTGGCAGAGGAAATCAGGGAGTTGAACCTTGGGGGTGCGGGTATATGCCTTCTTGTTTGCAGCCTGCTGGTAGCCATTCATGGCCTCAGCCATGGCCCGCTTCATGCTTGCGTGATCCTCAGCCTTGCGCTGCACGTTGTTCCAGATGTTCGTTTCCGTGTCACTGATGATCACGTGACAGGTGACGGGCTTGGTTTGCCCAAAGCGCCACGCCCTGCGAACAGCTTGATAGTGCTGCTCATAGCTGTGGCTGACACTGGCAAAGATGACCGTATTAGCGTGTTGCCAGTTGAGGCCAAGGCCTGCCAGCTTCGGCTTGGAGACGATCACCCGCCGCTGGCCGAAGGTGAACGCATCCAATGCCGCCACCTTGGCATCAGCATCCATCGAGCCGTGCACCTCAATGGCATCAGGAATAGACGATGCCAATGCTGAGGATTCGTCGTTGGTTTCGCACCAGACGATGACCGGGCCGGTGGCGGTGTTGGCCAGCTCTGCAGCACGGGCAACCCGATCCGCCATGGTCAACCGCTTCTCGCGGTGGATGGTGGTGGCTGATCCATCGGGGATGCGGAACAGCATGCCCTCGGGTACGGCCTGGGTTATGTCGGCTGCGATGGTGTGCAGCTCGTACTGCAGCGGCGGCAGCACAAAGCCGTCATCGTCACCACCAAGATCCGATGGCAGCGTTGCGGTCCTGCTCCAGCTGCTGACCCATCGCCAGAAGTCAGCCTGCGCGTGACCCTTCAGCCGCCAGTTCTGGCTGGCGGTGCTGGTGTCATTAATGAACCAGCGGCACAGCATCTCCATGCTGCCCAGGTGCCCAAGGAACTCGGAGTGGTTGCCCAGCTCCATGTGGTCATTGGGCGCTGGTGTGGCGGTGGCTGCCAACCGGTAGGGCGTGCTGCTGAATGCCTCGCACAGCATCCGCTTGGTGGGGCCGCTGAAGCTCTTGAGGATGCTGGATTCATCCAGCACCACCCCGCCGAAGGCGCTGGTGTCGAGCTTGGGCAGGCGCTCATAGTTGGCGATGTTGACGCCGGCCCATACGTCGGACTGCTCGCGGATGATGCGGGCATCAATGCCGATGGACTCACACTCGCGCTGCATCTGGCGTGCCACTGCCAGGGGGGTGAGGATGAGCGATGGCTTGCCGGTGGCATCCATGAACTCAGCCGCAGCGGCTGCCTCAACCCTCGACTTGCCTAGGCCCGTATCGAGAAAGGCCGCGGCCCTCCCCTTCTGGCAGGCAAAGTCCAACGTGGCGTGCTGGTGGGTGAAGAGATCCCACCGATGGCGGGGCTGGAAGCCATCACAATCAGCAGCCACACCCTTGGATGCAATGAAGGCGCGGTAGCGCTCAATGGTGGCGGCTGTCATCAGCCCGCCTCCGCATCCTCGAGGAACTCGCCCTCAATCAACTCGGCCTGATCCACGTCACCCAGCTGGCGAAGCTCTGCAATCCGCTCCTCGCTGACGATCAGATCACCGTTGCCGTCCTTGCCCTCGTTCCACAGCTGCACACGCTTGGGCATCGCCAGCATGCGCATCACTGCATCGAACTGCTCAGCCGGCAGCTCGTTCAGTGCCGTGATCTCGAAAGCGGTGCAGAGCTGGGAAAGAAAGGCTTCACGGCCCACGTCATCCAGCACGGCATTCATGGCATTGGCCATGGTCTGCA